CGTTGATTTTGAAACAATCCCAGTCAAACCAAAAACCTTCTATGAAGCCTATAAGCAATCGACCGCATACCCCTATTCGGAGCAGAAATTCTACAAGCGATTTAACGCCATTCTTTTTGTTAAAAAGAGACGTGAACGCACACGAGAAGGTTCCGAGTATTTTGGTATAGTGTTCAAGCAAAATTTGATGTGACAGCAAAAAAAAAGTTGCTGCAACGTGCTGCCACTACCTGCCACACGTGTCACATATGTGGCATCACCGTGACACGTGTGGCAGCATGTTGCAGCATGTGACGCGGCTTGCCGTCACTGCCAACTACTGAAAACTATTGGGGGAGTATGCTTTTGTGACATGTATTTATATTTACTTTTAAATTGGTTAGTAATAAAAAAGGATAAATATTGGGAAAATAAAAAAGGTAATAATATCAATGGGTATAGTGTACTAAATATGTCAATAGATAAATCCTGGAATAGAGTAGGAGATATGGTTACTGTCACTGTCACATTGGTTGATTGATTTACTCAAAACACTGGAGGGAAAATGGAGAAATTCGAAGGACTGCCGCTATATAAAACTAAATTATCCGCTGATAAGAAAATTCAAAGTTTCTTCTGCACTATGTGCAACCAAACTCATATTCATGGGGTTGGTAAGTTTGATGATACAGGTAGACCCTCGCATCGAGTAGCACATTGCACTGATGATAAGGCTATCCGTGAACATAAGAATGGATATTATATCTATTTTGATTCAAAGCAAATAACTTCAGATGCAATAGAGAGTTCTTTTCTAGAATTGCATTGGCATATTGTGCATGGCAATAAAATCAAAACAATGCTTGATGATATAAGTCATATAAAAACAGAAGCCACTGTTCATAAGAGAAAATGGAGATACCATAAACGAAGTACAGAATTAACTAGAGTTATAAATTCATGCCAAAAGGCATTATCCGCTCTTAATTCAATAAGAAGCTCATTGGAAAACAACTTGGCTCTAGATATCCATGGCATTTTTAAAGATCCGCACTTTACGCACATCTACTACGGCGAAATCGGCAGCTACCAGAAAATGAATGCCAGAAGCCAAGAAACTCCCCCGAATCCGCTTGCAGAATCCCCCTAGGCGGGGTTTTCTTGGGGGAGGAAGGGGTAAGGGATAGGTCTAGCGCAAGTCTTTCACTGAAAGCTTACGCAGGTGCCTTTCCTTCTCTACTGCTCGCATTAGTTCGCGGTGCATTTCTAGGTTAGAGGCGTGACACGTTGAGTAATACCATTCGATAAACAACGGGCCAGTGATACCGTTTTTCAAAAGATATTTTAAAGCCTCTTCCAATTTCTCGCGAGGGAACATACAGTCTAGGTAGTGCATTGGGACTGTGATTGCGTGTACAGGGGTAACGCCAGCCCAAACGGACAAGTAAAGTTTCCTTAACTTTTCTGGCATTGTATTGTTGATCATTTTTCTTTTTCTCCTAACAGGCTAAAACTAAATTAGTATGGCAGATCCAAGAGCTCCAAAACCAGGCGAACGCCGAGGCGGTCGTGCTAAAGGTGTCCCCAATAAACGCGCAACGGATATTCTTGACAAGCTTAAAAGATACAACTTCGATCCCGCACGCAAGCTTATCGAGTTAACGATGGAGGCCGAGCGCGCCTACCATGCAAACAAACATAACGAAGAGGGCGCGAGATATCTAGCGATTGCCTCTAAGAACTGCGCCGATTTAATGAAGTTTGTTTATCCGATTAGGAAAGCGGTTGATATTACTTCTAACGGTGAGAAAATCCCCGACTCTTTTGCTGAAATGGTCAAGAGTGTACTTGAAAAACCAGAGACTGAGGCACTTGACGTTAATGCTACTGAATTAATCGCAAGACAATTGAAAGAAAAAAGCGATACGATTGACGCAATGGCGACAACAATACCAGAGGTGCTGCCCGCGCCAGCGGTTGAGGAGAATCCCCCACTAGAGGGCGGCAGTGTCTGAGAAACAACTGGTAAAGCTTTTTCAAAAAAAACCAATCTTGTTTTTTGAGAAAGTGCTAGGCGCTACACTTGAGGACTATCAAGCAAGAGTATTGCAGGACGTTGCGGATAACCCGCGCGTTGCGATATCCGCCGCGCACGACCTGGGTAAGTCCTGGCTTATGGCTCGTGTTGTGCTTTGGTTTGGCGCATGTTTTCCTCAATCGAAAATCATAACCACGGCACCAACGCATACGCAGGTAAAATCAATTCTATGGTCTGAGTTAAGGACCGCGCACAAGGGTGCGAAAATCCCCCTTGGCGGACAAATGAACCTTACGGAATGGCGTTTGTCCGATGACTGGTTTGCTATGGGGATTACGTCGCGCAATGAAGTCACAGGCGGAGAAGGGCAAGGCACGGCATCAAGCTTTCAAGGCTGGCACGCACCGCACTTACTTGTGGTTTTTGATGAGGCTACGGGCATACCTCAAAACATATGGAATATGGCTGAGGGACTTCTTACAAGTGCCTCGACTAAGTTTGTAGCGATTGGAAATCCAACCTCAAGAGCGTCCGAGTTTTTCAATTGCTTTAGAACGCCAGCTTGGAAAAAAACCTATCTTTCCTGTTTTGACAGTCCGAATCTTATTGAGAATGGGATTACAAACGAGCGGCAGCTAGAACGTGAGATAGATTTACTGCGTTCTTTAAACGACCTGGAAGCGCTCGAGAGGATGCGGAACTACAAGGTTGTAAAGCCTTGGCTTTTATCAACCTCATGGGTATTAGGCCGAGCTCTTAAGTGGGGAATTACTCATCCTCTATTTGTTTCGAAGGTTCTAGGACGTTTTCCAGAGGAGTCAGACAACGCGCTTATGCCTCTTGGAATAATCGAGGAAGCGCAGCGCAGAGTAGCTTATCCGACTGCATCCGATCGGCGCACTCTTGGGGTTGACGTTGCTAGATTCGGCTCTGATATGACCGTGCTTACTTACCTGCACGGGTTTAATTTTATCGCTAAGAAGGTACTTTCCAAGCGAGACACAACGCAGGTAACGGGCGAGGTATTGGCGTTTTGCAATCAACACGGGATGCCCAACGTAATTGTTATTGACGAGACCGGCTTAGGCGCTGGCGTAGTTGATCAGCTAAACGAGGCGCAACGCGGCAGGGTAATCCCGCACGGTATTGAGATTCGTGGTGTTCAGTTCGGATCTGCTTGCGAGCACGATGAGGACAAACGTCAATACACTAATATCAAGGCTCGTATGTTTGACCTTCTCGGCAGGGACTTGAAATCCGGCCTTTGTTTACCAGAGGAGGACGTTTACCTTGATGAGTTACCCACTATACTCTACTCTTATGATTCAAAAGGGCGCATGGCGATAGAATCAAAAGACGATTACAAGCGCAGAACAGGGCGAGGAAGTCCAGACCATGCGGATAGTTTGGCGCTTGCTAATTACGGGCGCTATGATGAGAGTAGGGTAGGGGTTTTTACTGAATCGGTTTGGGATGCTCCTGGTTCAATGACTGGCGGTATGCGAGTGGGGGATAGCTGGTAATGAGTAAAGAGAAATTCAAGAAACTAGCTGAGGTACCGCAAGAGAAAACAAGCGCGTTTAGCGCAGGCGCGGCGTTGCATCAAGAGCCAGTAGGCGCAAGCGGTACTGAGGTTTTCGCAGGGTACTTTACAGAAGAATATCTTTCCTCCCTTAGAGGATCTGAGGCGGCTACGGTTTGGGATAAAATGCGTCGTTCCGAATCGCAAGTAGCAATGCTGCTTAATGCGATAATGAATCCGATTAAGGCAGCTAGTTGGGAGATTGAACCATTTCGACAAGAGCCTGATTTTGTAAAACATGCTGAGTTAATGAAGGTCAATCTTTTTGAAGGGATTGACTTTGAGGCGTTTAAGCATGAGGCGTTGACGTTAGTACCGTTTGGGTTTTCGTTATTTGAGGTTGTGCATAACGTAGTTTTCAATCATCCCGAGTTTGGCACATTTAACGGTTTGCAATCGCTTGGGTTCCGTTCGCAGAAAACAATTCAATCTTGGCGGCTAGAACGAAAGACCGGAAAGATTATCTCGGTTGAGCAGTGGGGACAAGGCGACGTATCCGAGCATGTGAATATTCCAGGTGAGTTTTTGCTTGTGTTCACTCATTCGAAAGAGGGCGACAACTACGAAGGTATTTCAGTACTGCGCCCGATGTATGGCGCTTATGTAAGAAAGCAGCTCTACTTGAAATTAACCGCCATTGGAGTTGAGAAATACGCCGTAGGTACTCCAATAGGTACTGTACCCGCCAATAAAGAAAACACTAAAGACTTTGAAGAATTCAAAAAAGTACTTGCTGCGTACACGTCTCACGAAAAGGCTTACATAACTAAGCCCGAAGGTTGGGATATTGAAATTCAGAAGTCAGACTTTGACGCTGACAAGATTGTTGAGCTTTTGAAGTTTGAGAATACGGAAATGATCAACGCCGTAGTGGCAAACTTTCTAGCACTTGGGACAAACGGCGGCGGCGGTGCGTTCGCGTTGTCGAATGATCTATCTGATTTTTTCACTACAGGCATACAATCGTATGCCGATCTGATTACGGGTGTAATTAATCGGTGTCTCATTCCGAATCTGTGCAAGTTAAATTATGGGCAGCTCGCTGGATATCCAAAACTTAAAGTTACTGGCATCAGTGACAAGGCAGGTAAGGAACTGGCGGAGATCGTAAGGNTGCTTACAGATTCTAAGAATATCACGCCAGATATGCCGCTAGAGGAGTTTTTAAGAAGGCAGTACAAGCTGCCAAAGGCTGATGAGGCGACGGCTAGGCAGGCCGAGCCAGTGCAAACGCCAGCGCCAGGCGCTAAAGGCATACAGCTATCAGAATCAGATAACGCTTTCGTGCGCACGCTTGATGCGGGTAAGGCAGAAATCAAAGCACTCATGCAGCGTAGCCTTAAGGCTATGGCTGAGGACTTAAAAAAAATACTTAAGTAGTTTTGACCACGCCAAAACGGACGCCGCGAAAGTAGGCGCACCCGCCAAGGCTGAGATAGATCCGGCGCTTATTGAGAAATATAGATCGGATCTACAGGCATTGTTATCGAAGCAGGCCGCCAAGTTTGTATTGCAGGCAGAGCGCGAAGCGCCAAGCAAGAATCAAAAGAAGTTATCGGAGTTTGTTGAGTCGATAAAGCTTGCTGCGCCAAAAGGCGCTGGGTTCTATAATGCGCTTCCTCCCATTGTGAAAAAGGCAGTTGAGACGCAAGCGGCGTTACTTGCGCAATCTCAGCCAGCCGATATTGAAAAGATAGTTTCCTTTCAGTTTGCCTCTAGCGAGACCGGAACAGAGGACGTTGGGGATATTGAAAGCGATATAGACGCGGCTGTAAGCGAGACACTAGAAGGCAGCAATACGCGCGGGATGAGTGTAGACGCGGCGGCGGGTAACGTAGTCGCTCACGTTGCGTCTCAGGCGCGTATGGAGCATTTTTTTGATCCAGAGGTTTTAGCTGAGATTGAGAGTTTCACTTTTGAAAACAATGATCCAGTAAGCGCTATCTGTCAGGCGCTTGCAGGTACTACGTTTGCGGTAAATGATCCTCAGCTTGATCAGTATGGTCCGCCGTTGCACCATAATGCGGTTATATCCGGCACTAAAATTAAAACAGCCACAGGGGATAAAAAAATTGAGGACGTTTTTAGGGGCGATATGGTTCTAACTCATGCCGGTAATTATAAGCCAGTTTATGAGGTAATGGACCGCTTTGAGGATAAGCACTATTTTGAGTTTTCATTTTCTAATGGATCGGTTTTAAATGTGACAGGAGAGCACCCGATTTTAACCAAGCGTGGCTGGGTGAGAGCTGATGCACTGTTATTAACTGATTACATTATGACTCTTGAGGATATCAATAATTCTGCCTATATTTGATAACCAATCTTTATTGATTCTTAAAATTTTATAACCACTCGATGTTAAAAATGAGTCTTTCTTTTTCGCTGCTAAGTATTTTTTTGCGGCACCATTTAGAAGTGCTATCTATCTCGATGCACAAGCTTAGTCTGGGTATAAAAAAAATCAATTATGTACGGAGTGATAGGATATTGGAAAACAAACTGTACCTTGTATGGTTCTAAGATCTTTTGAAATAGAATCTCTTGCGTCAGAGGGTTGTTTTTATAAACGAGCGCTTTAGTTCTGGTTATTTTTATTAATGCTGCTTTATTATGTACTGGATTTTTGTTTCTCATCCTTTCACTATGGCGCTTGAAAAGTTTGCTTGTTTTCTTAGTTTGTCCCCATGCCCAGTGGTTCTTGCCTTTATTTTTAGTTAGTCTTGTTGCTTCTCTTATAGAGCGCAGTTCTAAATTGTGACTTTTACACAAGTACATGATTGATTGTCGTATCACTCCAGAATACTTTGATATCTCATTGAGAGAGACTTTGTTTTCCCAATGTATTTTGCGTATTATTTCTTCTAATGGCATTTTGTAGAATGCCTCTAGTTTTTGTTTTGTACCCATTGTTTTGCAATACGATTAACACGAGGTGCAATTATGGCAACCATCATTTCAATTGTAAGAAAACAAATTAGAGACGAAAGACTATATAATCTAGCGGTTGAGGGTGATGAGTCATTTATTGCTAATGGTGTTGTTGTCCACAACTGCAAGAGCCGCCTTGTCCCCAATCTGAAAGGCGTATCTAACCCAGAGCCAACTTCTGGAAAAGTTGATCTGACTCAGAAGGAATTGAAGTCAATGACTTTAGCAGGATATGATAAATAGACTCACCGTGTCTAATAATTAAAGTTGACCATATTACCGCAATGCCTCAATCTCAGAATTATGCATGATAAGATTTTCTCGCCGTATTTTCCGAATGAGATTCGGTTAAGTGAGAAGGGCGACGTACCTAGCGAGGTTCAAGTGCTTCGCGTAGGAAAATTTTCGCACCCTAAATATGGGGACTTTGAGATTACCGCGAAAACTCTTTCAGATATGAAAGAGAATTTCGACAAGCGCGTTAGGCGCGTTGATATCGCCTTTGATTATTTCCACGATAGCGACAAGATAGCGGCAGGCTGGCCCAAGGCGCTTGAACTGCGCGAGGACGGTAAAG